AAATATAAAAATCTTTATTGATTGAGCGTAGTTGTTATACAGGATATTTATAAGGATTTTAAAATGACAATTATCACATTGCTTGATGTTGAGACGAAGAAGAAGGTGATAGTTCGGTCCGTAATAGACCCAATAGCAAGAATAGACAAAAAAGGGAATATACAAATTATTCAAATTCATAAATGGCTATATGATGAATCTGGAGATTTCGTTGATGAAGACTTATATGAGGCACTCAACAATGGAGAAGTTGGAATATACATAACTTTGCAGTATATGATCATTAATATTGAAAATTAATTATTTTTTATTTTTAGTCAGTTTGAGTTCTTACTCTCTAGAGCCTAATGGTTACTGCACATAAGACCTCATTAAGTATTACCTATTGATGGGCACATATTCTTTATAAGTCTTGATAAGTAAAAAAATTATGTAGGCTAAAAATAAAACCATTTAAAAAAAAGAAATCTTTATCTATTTAAATATGAATATTTAATATTTTTAATTCAATCCCTATTGCTAGTGCTTAAATATTATGCCAATATGAAGTTGGAGATATTTCCGAATAGATATTTCCTATTTCAGGTCTAAGCGTTTTTTTTCGCTAAGCCCATTTCTGAATAAAAATAGGAAGTGGGCTTTTTTATTTTTAAATATTTCAGTATTATCAGTGTGTTGCTTTAAGTAACACTAAACCTTATTGATCAGCGCAAATATCAAAAAAGGGGGAGCTTGCCTACTAGGCAAGCTTTTTAAATTGATAATTTAAACACAATAATCCATTTTAAAGCTCAATAGAAAAATCAAACTTCCATAGCTTTTATTCGTACTAATTTATTGAATATAATCGTTTTTATAATTTTTAAAATTTCCTTAAACTAAAAATGGAAAATTTCTTGTTGCAACATTGTTATAATAGGATTACCTTAAGAAAAATACTTTATAAAAATGAGGAGCTGCTGAAATGCCACAGTGTCTCATGTTTGCGGAAAATATTTATAACAAAATTAAAGATGAGGAATTGTTTTCACATGACTGTATTGAAAATATGAACTTACTTATGACATGTATACGCAGAGAAATTGAGGGAACAGAATTTAAATTAAAATATAATTTTATTGATTTTGTTGAATTGTTTAGTAGACCATTAGATGAATGTAAAGTAAAAATAGATGTGAGTTTGATTCCTCCTCATAATTCAGAAGGTGAGTATATTTTATGGTTAGCTGGATTTATCGAAAAAATTACAGAAGGTGGACCTAAACCACCTCCACCTATAAAGAAGTTTATTCCAGAGTATATGAGCTTGAAATTTGAATTAGATTTTTTACCCTTAAATGAGGAAAAAATTCAAAACGAAGGTAAAGAAATTACGGATTACTTTAATTCAAAGCTTTATAAGGCAACTTTTAAGAAGTAATACTATATTGCCTGTGAGTTTAGCCACCGCCTAAGGGCGGTTTTTTTTATGGGTAAGAATAATGGATTCTACAGAATACTTTTGGCTTACTCGGAAAAAAGAACCTAAAACTAAACCTAAAAGCCGGCCATTGCCTAAGGCGAAGCAAAAATATCTCGAGGCTGAGGCAACACTTAAGGAAGAGCTTGAGGATTTGGCGATTGGATTTGAAAGTAAGTTTCAGCCGATCCATACCAAACACTGGCGCTTTGATTTTCATATAGTGAAATTGCGTTTGCTCATTGAAATTGAGGGTGGTCCCTGGTCTGGTGGGCGTGGTGGAAAGCTGTCAAATAAAGCATGGAGTCTTGATCGATATGATCATGCTGAAGAGATGGGTTACAAAATAGAGCGCTTTCATCCAGATTCTATTTTGTCGGGATATGTCATCAACTGGATAAAAAGTGAATTAGCGAGAATTGAAGATGGAGCAAATAAGACCATTTCCACCGACTGATTTTATTGATCAAGCTGAAGAAGAGGAAGCAATTCGTTTAATACCTGCATCAGATTTAAAAAAATGGGTTATTGCAAATTACTTAACGATTGGCGGACCTCTTCACAACCCGGATCATGACCATATTGCTGAACTAATACATGACAATGAGGAGTTCTTGGCTTTTGCTTGGGCATCATCGGCTTGTATGGCTAAAAAGCGTATGGTTTTAGGCCAATGTGAAAAAGTTATGTTTAATCAGGGCGGGTGGAAAAAAGCTCGTCAAGAGCAGCAAATGCGCGATTGGTTTGGCTATGTGCCTGTGTACCTCATCACAATTGATGCAAGTTATTGCGATCAGGCGACTGATCGTGATTTCTGTGCATTGATAGAGCATGAGCTTTATCACATAGGTGTTGAACGTGATGAAGATGGTGATCCGTTAATCAGTGAAATGACTGGTTTGCCTAAACACTATTTAGCAGGCCATGATGTTGAAGAATTTGTTGGCGTAGTTAAAAGATGGGGAGCGGACGAAAGCGTGAAGCGACTAATTGAAGTGGCGAAGCAAGCGCCGTTTGTATCAGATGTGAATATTTCAAAGTGCTGCGGGACATGTTTAATAAGTTGAGCCTTCGGGCTCATTTTTTTTGCCATGTTTCCTTGACGTACCTTGACGGATAGAGAGAAATGGCGACATTAAACAAAAAGCAGAAACTCTTTATTGTACAATCGCTTGCTGTATTTAATACCCCTCAAGAAACAGTAAGTCTCGTCAAGGAAGAATTTGACATTGAAGTTTCAAGACAACAGGTAGAGTCATACGACCCTACAAAGTTTGCTGGTAGAGACTTAAGTAAGGAGCTCAAAGAAATTTTCGAAAAAACACGGGAAGAGTATTTGAGCCAGCCACTAAATAAAATCAGTGGAGCAAATGACATTGTTCAGTTGAAGATTTTAAGTGATTTACTTTGGGCTAAAAAAAACAATGTGACCATGACAATTAAGATCGTGGACCAAATACAAAAGATCATGAAAGGGTTTTATGACAAGAAGGGGGAACAAAATAATAAAGGTGGTAATTCTGAAGCGAACCAAACCAAAGCTGAAGTAGAACTTGAGATTAAAAAGCTTGAACTTCAGAAGTTACAGCGTGAAGTGAATCCCTCTGAGTATCGTCCACCTGAAGAGGATTACAAGCTTGTGCTGAATCCTGATGAGGAGATACCAAATGAGCCAATTCTTTAATCCCCCAGAAGGTTCAGTTCAATTAACACCTAAACAAGCAAACATCTATTTATGGGGTTGGCAAAAAGAAGCCCGATTCCGTGATGCTGTTTGTGGTCGACGTTTTGGTAAGACTTTCTTGGCCAAAGCGGAAATGCGAAGAGCCGCAAGACTAGCGGCTAAATGGAATGTTTCTGTCGAGGATGAGATCTGGTATGCAGCGCCTACATTTAAGCAAGCTAAACGGGTTTTCTGGAAGCGATTAAAACAGGCAATTCCAGCTTCTTGGCGTGCTGGAAAGCCGAATGAAACTGAATGTTCAATTACTTTAAGAAGTGGCCATATCATCCGAGTTGTAGGTCTGGATAACTATGATGATCTTCGTGGATCTGGTTTATTTTTCTTAATTATTGATGAATGGGCCGACTGTAAATGGGCTGCATGGGAAGAAGTGCTTCGCCCGATGCTTTCTACTTGTAAGTATATGGTGAATGGCGAGCAGCGAGTCGGTGGCCATGTTTTAAGAATTGGTACGCCTAAAGGCTTTAACCATTGTTATGACACATTCATGGATGGTCAGCCCGGTCATGAACCAGATTGTAAAAGCTTTTCCTATACATCCCTTCAGGGTGGAAATATTCCTGAGTCTGAAATCATTGTTGCTAAGCGCAAAATGGATCCTAAGACTTTTAGTCAGGAATATGAAGCAAGCTTTGAGAGCTATCAGGGTGTTATCTACTACTGTTTTAACCGGTTGCTGAACGCATCAACTGAAACAGTTAAGCCAAATGACGTGCTTCATATTGGGATGGACTTTAATGTTACCAAGATGGCTGCTGTTGTGTATGTACGCCGTGGTGAACATATGCATGCAGTCGATGAGTTCGTAAATCTGTTCGATACTCCGGCAATGATTGAGGCTATCCAAGAACAATATCCTAATCATGAAGTCGCAATTTATCCCGATGCCTCTGGTGAGAACCGGAAGTCGAGCAATGCTAGTGAAACGGATCTGGCGCTACTTAGAAAGGCTGGTTTTAAAGTTCATGTGAACAGTAGAAACCCAGCAGTTAAAGATCGCATTAATTCAATGAACGGGATGCTGTGCAATACGTTGTCTGAGCGCAGATTGTTTGTGAATGTAGATAAATGTCCTCACTTTGCCAAATGCCTAGAGCGACAAATCTATGATGATTATGGACAGCCGGATAAGAGTGCCGGTTTTGACCATATGAATGATGCAGGTACATATCCAATCGCTTATTTATTCCCGATCGACAAGAAATCTGTTGGAGTTCGAAGGATTCGCGGAATGTCTTAAACAACGCACCTTTTTAGGTGCTTTTTTATTGGTGTTTTTATGGCAGTTACTGATAAACATCCGCAGTATATTGCTGCACAAAAAAGCTGGTTAATTATGCGAGACGCCGTTGCTGGTGAAGAGCAGATTAAACAGGCACAAACTAAGTACCTAGCTAAATCAGCCGGAATGATTGAGGCTGAAAAGCAAGGAGATACGACTGGAGAGATTTATAAAGCCTATCTAAGTCGAGCTCAGTATCCATTATGGGTTCAGGATTCACTACGCACGATGATTGGTTTAGTTTCAAAGCTGGAACCTAACATCGTAATTGAAAGTTCTCTGTTAAAGGGTTTGATAGAGAATGCAACCAATGATGGTTTTGGGCTTAAACAGCTCTTTATTCGCATTTGTTCAGAGTTGCTAGAGTTTGGGCGCTGTGGGCTGCTTGTCGATGTTGATGCTAACGGAGTGCCATATTTCGCCTTATATGATGCGTTATCTATTATCAACTGGAAGGAAAACAGTATCGGTGGTCGTAAAGATCTAAAACTGTTAGTGCTCGAGGAGCAATTTGATAATAGTGAAGATGAATTCGGGCACGAAACTAAAACGGTTCACCGCGTTCTATCTATGGATGATGGAGCATTAGCGGTCCGATTGTTCGATGGTTCAAATGTGGAGGATAAAACTCCCGATCTCGGCGGTAATCAACTTTCTTTCACACCATTTGTTTTCTGCGGTGCCACTAGTAATTCTCCCCAAGTTGGTACGGTACCATTACTCACCATGGCAAAAGCAGCACTCAAGTATTACCAGCTCAGCGCGGACTACTTTCAGTCACTTCACCATACAGCTCATCCTCAGCCATGGATTAACGGACTTGAGGGTGATGAAGATATTAGCGTTACTGGTGTTATGGCTGTCTGGAGTCTTCCTCCAAATTCACAATGTGGTTATTTAGAAATTTCAGGTAACGGCATTGAACTCACTAAAAAGGAAATGGATGCGCAAAAAAATTCAGCATTAGAAGCTGGGGCTAAAGTAGTTGATACCAATACACAGGAATCAGGTGAAGCGCGCCGTGCACGGCAAGACGATCAGCAAGCAAGTCTTCACAGTATCGTGATGTGTGCAGCTGCAGCAATTGAACAAGCCATTAAGTATGCAGCGCAGTGGTTAAAGCTGGATTCGACAAAATATTCATTTACGGTTGAACCTGAGTTTATTGTGCAGGTCACGGATATTAATCTTGCAAAACAGCTTTATGAGGGTGCTATTTCAGGGAAAAACTCTTTCCGCACATATTGGGAATACCTGATGACAGGTAAATTACCAGCTCACGACTATCAGGAAGAAGTGAAGCGGGTAGAAATAGAGCGAGATAACACTCCTTTGTAGAGGTGATGTATGGCTTCAAAAGAAGATAAATCATTGATTGAAGTACTTACCCAACATCAGGCGTACTTATATCGGGTGTCTTCTCAATCTGTTAATGAGCTACTAAAAATCTTTAATGATGAGTCAATATTAATGTTGGCAAAGCTTCGGGATTTGCTTGATGAATTAAATGATTCTGAAAAGATGGCTCTAGCAAGTGGACAGTACACAACGTCAAATCTGAAGGAAGTTCGTGATCTGATTGCTCAGTGGTTTACTGCAATAAACACTGCATTACCTGAAGCTTTCGCTGTTTCTGCTACTGCCTTGGCTGTTTATGAAGCCAATTACATGGCGAAGCTATATGGCGGCAAGATCAAAAAACCAAATGGTGAAAAGCTATATGCAGCAGCTAAAAAAATACCATTGGTAGGTGGGGCTCTTGTTGATGATCTGCTATCAAGAATTGCTGAAAATGCCCGCCAAAAGGTTGAGTATGCAATTCGGGATGGCATTAACTCAGGTAAAACAAATCAGGAAATAGTTCAGCGTATTCGCGGAACCAAGCGCCTTAATTATGAGGATGGGCTTTTAAGTAGCTCTAAGACGGATATTGAACGTACCGTAAGAACAGTTCGTAGTCATGTTGCTAATCAAACGTATTTAGATACTTTCAAACAGTTAGGTTTTGAGTATGTTCGTTTTATTAGTGTATTGGATGGAAGAACATCAAAACTTTGTGCATCTCTTGATGGATCTGTTTGGGAAATAAACGACCCAGCTAAGCGTGTACCGCCATTACATCCTCATTGCCGCAGTATTCTGGTACCAGTCGAGAAAGATGGTCGACTTGCTGGAGAGCGTCCATTTGTAATGGATGAGCGCAAAGTAAAGGACATCCCGAAAGATGAGCGCAGCCAATTAATAGGGCAATTGGATGCAAACACCACATTCAAAGAGTTCTTTAAGAAAACAGATGATTTCTTTCAAAAGGAGTGGCTAGGGCCAAAGAGGTACAAACTTTATAAAGAAGGGAAATTTGATCTTGAAAAGTTCTTTGATCCTGAAGGCCGTTTATATAGCTTAGATGATTTGAGAAAGGTGGATGAAAAAGCTTTTAAAAAGTTGGGTCTGTAATTTTTCTTATGTTATATTTTTTAAAACATCAGAATTTATACAATATGAAAACAATAGCTTTTGTATGTCTAACCCTAATTTCCATCACTTGTTTAGCTGAACCAAGTCAAAAATATCTTAAAGAATATGATCGATTGTCTGAAGCTTTGGAGTCAGCAATGGCAAATGCATATTCTTTTGATCCTGCAACTGGTCAAGTAAAACAGGCTACTCAAGGTTTAGAAGCTAAAAATAATTTATGTAGAGCTGCCCAGGCGAAACTAAACCTCACCACGTTTTTAAAAGACAATTTAGAGGAATCTAAAGAGCTTTATAAATCTATTGATGGTGCAGAGACTCTAGATAAAAATTATCTTAGTGGACAACAGCAGGAACAACAAAATCTCGTTTCAAATTTGAAAAAAGACCTTGTTGGAACTGGATTTAACTGTGAGTAATTATTGCCGATTACAGGTAATTCTAAACTCACTTAAGACACAATTTTCACCTATATAAGCGCCCAAATGGCGCTTTTGTCATTTATGGAGTTTGGCTTATGAGTGAATCAAAAGTTAGACATTTGGTACTTAAAAGAGTTTCAGATAAATCTTCTCATCTTGCTCTTTGTGACGAGGAAACAGGTATTCCATTAGCTGGATTAACCGCTGTAAAAATGAATTGTAGTGTTTTTGAGGGTCCAGCGACTATCACGGCAACATTTGATGTAGGTGGTCCTCAAGGTATCCGCTTAGTTGGTGATGAACCTAGATCAGAGGTTTGGAATAAAAAGTAAACGTAGCTAAAGGTGGTAAAAATGTCTGAAATATCAGTTGCTGAATATGTAAAGAGAAAAGAAGAGTTAGAAAGAACACTAACAGGCCATATTGCTGAATTGATCAGTAAATTTGAAAAAGATACAGGCGTAAATGTACAAGATGTTTATGCGAATTTTTCTAGCGCCACTTGTTTGGGTGGTTCTGAAAAACACTTTCTAACTGGTGTGACAGTTAAAACCTCAATTTCTAATTAATCCAATTTATTAATTCAATAGCACCTTCGGGTGCTTTTTTTGTGAGTATTAAAATGAGCAAGAAACTATTAACAGCATCTATGGTTGCATACATTGGTACTAAGTCAGTTTTAGCAACGCCCATGACGCGTGGTGAATACAATGAATACCAAGGGTGGCAAATCCCTGAAAATGAAGACCCAAGTGATCCTGGTTATTTAATCGAATACAAAGATGGTGGCAAGGCTAATCATCCAGATCATGAAGGTTATATTACTTGGTCGCCAAAAGATGTTTTTGAGCATTCATATCAACTAGATGGTTTTCAAAATTGTGTAATGGGCCGTGAAATTCATAAAGATGATAATGGAGTAACAGTTACCCATAACGAAACTGTTAAAACCCGTGATGGTGAACAGTCTCTTGAAACCGGTCATTTCTATGACATCGTAACTGGAGATTCACTTACTCCAATTCAATTTCAACTTGGTCCAGTTAAGGAAGTTGGAGTAAATGGCATCACGAATGAAGCATTACTTGCGATAGTTTTACATCGTTTACGTGTTCTGAATGAAAAGTTTCCTTGCCGCGAAAATTCACTTGCTATTACCAATATTGAGCAAGGTCAAATGTGGCTAGAGCAACGTACCCGAAATCGTCAGAAGCGTGGTGTTGAAGGTTTTAACATCGCTTAACTTTATTAATCGAAATACAGCGTCCTAATGGGCGCTTTTTTAATGCCTGAAGCTAAGCAGAGGGTTCAACAATTAAACCCGCTAAGCGGTATCTCTAGGAGATTTTTAAATGCCAGACGAAATCAAAGTTGATTTGGAAAATCCTGAAATTAAAGCAGCTATTCAAGACGCCGTTGATGAAGCTGTTAAAGGTCTTAAAGATAAGAACGCTGAACTTATCAAAGATAAAAAAGAGTTGAAAGATGAACTAGGTTCATTGAAATCAAAGGTTGAGGGTTTAGATCTGGATGCAATCAAGGTCCTGCTTGATAAATCAAATCAGGATGAAGAATCCAAACTTATTGCAGAAGGCAAGATTGAAGAAGTTATTCAGAAACGCACTGAGAAGATGCGTGAAGAGCATGACAAGGTTCTTAAGGCAGAGAAAGAACGGGCAGATAAAGCTGAAGCTTATGCCGAGAAATTCAAGAAATCAGTAGTGCAAAGCCAAATTGTTCAGGCTGCTATTGAACTTGAAGCACTGCCAGAAGCGACCCCTGATATCGCCTTTTTAGCTCAGACAAAGTTTGCATTAGATGAAAACGGCAAAGCTGTGGCAGTTGATGAAAACGGGGATGTGGTCATTGGTAAAGATGGTCAGACACCGATGACACCAAAAGAATGGGTTGAATCTCTACGCGAGCAAAAACCGTATTACTGGCCTAAGCCTAATGGCATGGGCGCACCAGGGAGCAACAATTCAAAAGGTCAGCCAGACATTCTCAAAGCAGATGGCTCGGTAAATATGACCAAATTGGCGCAATTACGAAATGAAAATCCGCAACTAGCTAAAGAGCTAGCGGCAAAACACGGTATTAAACTTTAAGGAGTAAAGCCTAATGGCTGAGACAAAAATTGCTGATGTAATCGTACCCGAGTTATTTACTCCGTACGTATTAAATAAAACTGCTGAAAAGTCTGCATTATGGCAGTCTGGCATTGTTGGGGATTTAGATGTAGATGTAGCTTTCGGGACAGAGGGTGGTACAACTGTAAATATCCCATTCTGGAATGATTTAAGCGGTGAGTCAGAAGTACTTTCAGATTCAAAACCTTTATCTGTAAATAACATCACTTCAGGCAAGGACATTGCGATTCTTCATGCACGTGGTAAAGCATGGGGCGCTAATGATTTGGCTAAAGCATTATCTGGTGACGATCCACTTGGTGCGGTTGGTGATCTGGTGGCAGATTACTGGTCGCGTGAGTTTCAAGGTTTTACCGTAAACACCCTTAAAGGTGTATTCGGGGCGGCCAGCATGACAGGAAATACTCACGATATTTCTGCTGGAACTGGAGCTGCCGCTGTAATTGATGGTGTATCTTTTGTTGATGCTTCTTATAAGTTGGGTGATGCCGTAGATAAATTAACGGCTATTGCAATGCACTCGGCAACCATGGCGGCTTTAGCTAAGCAAGGCTTAATCGAAACTGTTCGAGATGCTGATGGTGTGGTTCTATACAAAACCTTTATGGACCGTCGTGTGATCGTTGATGATGGCATGCCGGTTGAAGGTGATGTCTTTACCTCATTCTTGTTTGGCCAAGGTGCGATTGGATTCCAAGATATTGGGGCACCGGTTGGTGTAGAAACAGACCGTGATAGTTTAGCCGGAACAGACATTCTTATTAACCGCCGTCACTTTGTATTGCACCCTCGTGGCATTAAATGGGCTGGTGATACAGGTATTGCTCCTAATAACGCTGGTCTAGCAACAGCTGCAAACTGGGAACGTGTTTACGATCCTAAGCAGATCCGAATTGTGGCATTCAAGCACAAGATCAAATAACAAAAAGGCGGATAACACCGCCTTATTTTTTTGGAGATCCACAAATGGGACTTTCATCATTTAACCGTGCACGGGAAAGACAACAAATGACAGAAACAAAAATTGCTGAACTCGAAGAACAACTGGCAACAGTAAAGGGCGAATTTATTGCCTTTCAAAATGATACCGAAGCAATGAAAGCACGTATTGCTGAACTTGAATCAGGTGAAGGTGGTCAAACACCTGAAAATGACCAAAAACCAAGTGATACTCAACCACAACCAATTAACTATGCTGGTCTAAAAGTAGATGAGCTTCGAGCTGTACTAACTGAAAAAGGCATTGCATTTGAAGCAGGTGCTAAAAAAGATGAACTTTTAGCATTAATTCTAAAGGAATAATTCATGAGCTTTATCACTGAACAAGAAGCGATAGAACATGTTGAAGGCTTTGATGCTTTATCTGCCAGTGATAAGGCTCAATACCTTCAGATGTCAGAAGCTTATCTATTAGCACGTAATGTTAAGCCTTACGAAGATGCCACTCTGGTTCCTGAGCCTCTGAAAACAGCCTCATATCAAATCATCAAGGGCATTATGAAAGGTGACCTATATCAAGGACAGGAACAGGCACTAAAACGAAAGAAAGCCAAAGCTGATACGGTTGAAACTGAAAAGGAATATCAGGACGGATCAGTAAAGCTTAGTGCGATTGAGCAATTCATTCTTGATTTGATTAAGCCTTACAGCAAACGAAAAGCTGTATTTTTTATCAGGAAAATCTAATGGGCTTACGTGACGAAATTCAGGCAGATATTGCTGAAGCATTTAATGATGATTTAGCGGATGCCGTTCATACCTTTACATGTGAACGGATTTCAAAAACGAATTGGGATCCTAAAACTGAAACGTATGTTGAAGTTAAAGAAAACTATTCTGGGCGTGGCGTTCTGTTTGGCTCATACAGTCAATATGAGATTCAGACGCTTGGAGTCTTGGCCACAGATAAAAAGGCTACTGTTCTTCAAAATGAAGTAACTATGACTCCAAAAATTGATGATGAATGGTTAACAGCCTTAGGCTCATTCCGAGTTATCCATATTCAACAAGATCCAGCCAGTACAATCTGGAAATGTCAGTTGAGGAAGGTTTAAATACTTGGTCTAATAACCTTCTAAAATAGGGGGATATATGGCTCAACATGATTTAAAAGTAAAAATAAGAAGGATTTGGAAATGGACTTTAATTGGCATAATTATTTTCTTAGTTGTTTCATTCTTTCTTAAGAGTTCATATCCAATCACACATCATAAATTTAACTTTGCTGATGCATATGATGTTTTAAAGGATACTTTAACACTTGCAGCAGCATTTCTAGCTCCAGTTGCAGCTTTTGTATTATTTGATGATTGGAGAACTTCTCATAGACTAAAAAATAATGAAACTGAAGTAATAGAAATTTTAAAAAAAGTAAAAAATATTCCCTTTAGGGCGAAAGATCTAGCTAAGGATTTAGAAAGTTTTTATGAAAACAATCTTACTAAACAAGAAATAGAAGATTATGAAAACAAAGCATTTGCAATTTCAGCCGAAATTTTAGCAGAGCTAGGAAATATTAATTTCTCTAAGAAAAACTTTGTAAATATTAAGTTTCACGATAAATGCTTAAATTTATATAGTGAGACTTATAAGTTACTCACAAATATTATTATGCTTTGTGATGCATGGACCTGTTTAGATTTATGCAAAAAAGATGCTAGTAGGCATGACCAACTTCCGAGTTTGATTGCTCGTGAAGATGTTAGCAGTGCAATTTTTTTTCAATCTGCTAGAAAATTTCTAGGATTATTTGATGATAATTTAAAAGAAATTGATAACTTGGCAGATGAACATAGAATTAGGTAAACAATAAAAAGCCCACATAAGTGGGTTTTTTTATGGGTGCAATTAAGGAGTTTAAATGATTAATACCGATTATGTGCCCGAATGGTATATCTCACCATTTCAACATGTGCAGTACACGCTTGCTAGAAATCAGCTTCACATGGATTTGTTATTTGAAGATATGGATAAAGCCGATCAATTTTTGGATATGGGAGCGGATGCACAGGTTAGTACTTTTTCTGATGGCGCATATGCAATCGTCCAAATTGGTGATACGGCGGATAAAGACCAAATTCAAGTTTATGGATTGCTTTTACATGAAGCTGTTCATATCTGGCAAATAGTAAAACGGAGAATGGGTGAGCGAGAGCCTAGTGTGGAATTTGAAGCTTATTCAATTCAGGCAATCGCTCAAGACCTATTTGAAATGTTCGAAGCTAGTGAGGTAAATCATGGGATGGAAGGGGAAAAGGCCAACTGATTTTAGTTTTGATGTGGCTAAAATGGCAGAGGAAAAAGTAAAGAAAATTACAATGGATGCTGTTCAGTCTTTGGTCGTTTCAAGTCCTGTTGATACTGGCGCTTATCGTGCTTCTCATATCGTTTCAATTGGATCTGGAGACTATGGTGTGCGTGGACCTGAAACAAACCCTATTTACGATGCAGCAATTCAGGCAATGAAGATTAAGCTAGGCAATTTGGTCTACATTCAGAATAACCAACCTTATGCTGAACGTTTAGAAAACGGCTGGTCTGATCAAGCACCACAAGGTATTTATGGCCTCACTTTTAATTTTATTTCTCAAAAGTATGGTGGCTAAAATGGCAATGACTTTAGAGCAGACTAGGCAAGCTATTATTGATCGCATGCAAAGCTTTACGGGTATTGCTCAGGAACGGATTCAGTATCCAAATGCACCAGGCTTTACGGTACCTAAAGAAGGTTTATGGTGCCGTTTAACGATTGCAGGTGGGCCGAGCTTTATTTCAGGCATTGCAGATAAGCCATGTACACGCCGTACCGGTAATATCATGATTCAATGCTTCGATCGACTTCATGTGGGAGAGAAAGCTTTAACGATTCTTAGTGATGCTTTGCTGGCACATTTTGAATATTTCACAATCGAACACTTAGAATGTTTGAATGGCCAATCTATTTATGCGGGAAAAGATGCTGACTTCATTCAGTATAATGTGACCATTGGGTATAAGGTGAATTGATATGTCCTGCATGCTTACGCAAGAAGAAATCGAAATTAAACGGCAAGAACTGGAACGACACTTGGAAGGTGTAATGGCTGAAGAGCTAAATAAATGGCAATTAGCTAATAAACTATGTGTTTCTGATGTAAATATACGTTTGGCTAATGTTGTTAGTCTCGGAGGGCCTAAACATAACGTTGTTACGGGAGTAAGTGTTGATCTAGATAATGAGCCTTAAAATTCTTTAATTATTTGACCGCTAATAAGCGGTTTTTTTATGTCTATAGGAATCACTTATGAGCAATTTTGTATTTAAGCGTGGTGACACTTTCAACTTGAATTTGCAGCTAGTTGATATGGATGAAGCCCTGCAATTTCCACCGGATGACGTGCGCCGTGCAATTGATCTTACAGGTTATACCTTCACTTCACAGGTTAAAGCTCTGGCTGATGGTGCTGCTGTGGCCACCTTGACTTGCGCAGCATTAAATCAAAGCACACAGAAGGGATGGCTGAATATTAAATCTAGTGCAAGCACTGCAACTTGGCCTTTAGGACTGTGTCAGATGGATATTAAAGCTGTAGTTAGTGGCACTACGCAGCACACTGAAACTTTGACTTTCCAAGTGATTGACGGGGTAACAGCATAATGGCAAATCTTGTTTTTAAATTTAGTTGGGATCATCGGCCATTCCCATATAACGCTTCGCAGGGAAAACGGCAGTTTATGCTGCCATTTGCCTCGGGTATTCCAAACTTAAATCCACAGCTTTCTCAAGTTCAAGGTGCAGGTACAGCTGCTGCAGCCAATATTGGAAATGCAGATGGAAATGTAATTGGTGTGACAGGTGTTATTGTTAACTGTCAGGGGGTACAACGATTAGATTTAGGTACATCAACAAGCTCAGCCACCACTGCGGTAGAAATGGGATCACTCTCAGTAGCGGGCAATACTTTTATTGATCTGCATACATCTGGAGCTCCAACTGATTATGATGTTCGTCTCTTAGCTACAGGCGGGGATCCAGCTAAAGCAGGAGGTGGTGTATTAAATGTGACGGCAAGTACAACTATCTTTAATAGTTTGCTTCGCTCTTTGCCAACATTTAATCAGGTTACAGCTGGAAATGAGGCTCCAAACCTTTTTATTTCTCCTGGTGGCGATATTTATCGTACTGGTAAAACTTACAATAATTTTGGTCTAGGATTAAACACTCTACAGGCTACGAATAGTATTGATTTAAATACTGCAAACTTACCGAGTGGTATTTATTCTGGGCAAACTTGGACGAACTCAGGCACTACTTCTCAGTGGCAAACATTACTACAATTAAATCTAGGATCTGATGGTCCCAATTATCAGACACAAATTTCGTTCGATGGTAATGGAGGAGACACTAAATTAATTTCTCCTTCAATTCGTCGTAAATTAGGGGGAGCATGGAGTTCTTGGTATAAATTTTGGACACAGTCAAATACTACCGTAGATGCAAATGGGTTTATTAAGTCATCTTCACCAATCGTTAAGCTATTTGCTGACTCAATAGAATTAAATGACCAAGCAAGAAAACAGCCGGTTGAATTTGAAAAAATTGATGTAGGTAATTATCTTCTAAAAGGTTCTTTGGGTTTTGCTCAAGAAGGTTGGTACATTGAGTTACCCAAAGATGCCAACGGTAATACAGTGGTTGCCGTAGAGTATTCAACTCTAGAAAATGGCGACATTTCAATTAAGACCTATAAGCGTAAATTTGATTTTGAGCTTGCTGCAGTTGTTGCTGATCATGAAAATCCAATGGATATTCCATTAACCCGTTGGATCGATATTCGATTACATGAAGAACCTGAGCCAGATTCCGAAATTATTCCAACAAAGACTCCTATAGACTTTCAACCAACAAATTTATCCGAGGCTGTAGCTGCAGCCATGAATGGTGTGGAACCGCCAGAAATCTCGGATACAGACGAAACACTTTAATGACCCGCTAATTCAGCGGGTTTTTTATTGCCTAAATTTTGGAGAACCATAAATGAGTTCAGGCGCAAAAATTCGATTATATGCTTGTGAAGAAGCAGTTTTAGGAACAACTCCTGCAAATCCAGTCTGGTACACCGTTCGCCGTGTTACTGATAGTTTGACTGAAAATGTTACTACTGAAGATAGCAGTGAAGTAGTTGATTCACGTTTTCGCCAAAGCGCTGTTGTAACGGAAGCCGAAGTAACGGGTCAGTTAGAATTTGAATTATCGCTAGGTACCTTTGACTTATTCTTAAATGTTCTCGCTTTCAATAATTGGGCTGCAAATGCTTTAAGTTTTGGTGGTGGAGTACGTAAGTCTCTTACCTTGGTAAAAGTCTTTGAAGATATTGGTCAAGTCTTTATTTATCGCGGTATTCAAGTGAATACAGGTGAAATGACGATCCAGACCACAGGCAAAATCACTGGTAACTTTGGTTTAGTAGGTAGCTCATTTACTCGACAGCAGGTTAATCCTGTTACAAATCCTATCCCAGCATCGACTCGCCCTCTGGTGAGTATGCCAAACGTTGAAAAGCTACTTATTAATGGTCAGTCAATTCAGGGGAAAGCTTGCCTGCAGACACTTACCATAAACTTTAGTAATAATTTGGAAGCGATCCGTTGTATTGGTTCAGGTAAGTACACGCCTGAGTTCTATTTAGAGAAAATGATGGACATTGGCGTTAATGCTAATTTCATGTTCTCGGCAACTTCTGCCGCATGGATTGATGCTATTAAAACCCGTGATGTATTTACATTGACCTTCGATATTACAGACACCAAAGGAAGTAAGTACTCTTTTAACTTCCCGCAACTTGAAGTTAAGGAAGCAAATCACCCGGATGGTGGTGGTGATGACATCATTACAATAGATATCAATTTTGCCCAAGTGCGTACTAGTCCAACAATTGTACGTGCTCTTGTGTAATCAACTTATTTAGTAAAAAAGCCCATGGAATCCCATGGGCTTTGTTATTTCTAAAAATTAGAGGTTGCTATGGCTTTAAAAGTCGGAATTATTAAAAGCTCAGACGTATCAAAATGGTGTGAATACAAGGGGGCTGATGGCGAGGTACAGGCAGAGTTCAAAGTCCGTGGTATCGCCTATAAACCTTTTCAGGTAGCAATTGAACGAGCCGGAAATCAGATTTCATCCAAAGGCTATGATGTGATGGTCAAAGATGAAAATGCCAAGCTTTACCATGAACTTTTAATGGATGCATGCGCCGCCCACTTAATCGAAGACTGGAAAGGTGTGGTATTTGCCGAAATCGTAGACGGTAAAACGGTTGAATCTGAAAAGCCCTATACACCTGAGAATGCCTCAAAGCTTCTTAATCTTGGTGATATTGGTATTTCAATCTGGCTATTCATTAAAGAACAGGCCCAGAAGATTCAGGAAGAAGCCGACAAGGATAAGGCTTTAATTCTGGGAAAGTCATCGAGCTCTACAAATACCAAAAAACGTATGCGTCGAAAACGCCGCACGAAATCGAACAAATCAAATTCTTAGGTGGACACATTCCGGATCCGCCAGAATATTCTTATGCGGCTGAATCCATTCTTTCGGCATTTAGCACCATATGCCGATCCAGACGGTATGAACAGAGCATCCCGTTATCATTAGACCAGCAGGCTATCAATGTCTATGCTGAGCATAATGATTTGCCTGTGGCTGCTCATATTTTTAATGACTGTATTTTTGCTTTGGATAATTTGTTTTTGGAGGAGTGCCATAAGAAGATATCAACCAAAAGCAAAGGTAAGTGACCAAATTGGGTATTGCCGGGCTGAAAAGCCCAATTTGGTCAAAACGTCAAACAATTAAGCAGTTGTTATTAAACGCGACTCAAAATAACGCAGTCGATGTTACAAAATACTTGATCTGGATTGACAGAAAATTACCTTTAAGGTATTGCGCGTGATTATCAAATAATGAATAATCACCTTACCGTCAATATTTGACGGTTCAGCATTCTTTTACTCTTTTGAGAACCTTGGTGTTTGCTTGTATGTGTTTAACATTAACTGAAGCTAAACAAAAACTTAGAGCATTTGCTAGAGATACTAGCAAAATCAAGTTAACTGCACATGCAAAAGAAAGAATGAAAGAACGCTGTATCTCTATGAAGCAAATTATTTGCTGTTTTGAGCATGGAGATATTACTGAGGGGCCGTACCCAAATACTCGTGGTGATTGCCAGCTAAATGTTTCTGTTCGCACTGCAGGCGAATACATAACAACAGCTGTTGCAATCAAGCAGAGCGAGAACGGTGAATTCTCAGTAGTAGTCACTACATTTAGAGAGTAGGCTAAATTATGTATCACTATGAAGAATGCGGTCTGAGCAATATTTGGCTGCGCAATGGATTTACAATTGAAAATGATGAAGACTATGGTGAACTCGTATCTATTGAATCTGTTCATGAGCTTCATAATGCCATTGGGTTGTTCTTAATTACGCAAAAGCCTGACTTGAATGGTGAGGAAATTCGTTTTTTACGTAAAGAACTAAACTTGTCACAGAAGAATCTTGCTGGGCTTTTAGGAGTCAGTGAGACTAGTATTAGACATTGGGAAGCTGATCGCGGTTTAATTGGTAAACCTACTGAGCTATTACTTCGTGCATTATATAAAGAGCATGTTCAAGGTGATGGCAAACTAAGAAGTATGATTGAGTCATTAAATCATCAGGAACGAACTTTAGTACCAAGTGAAATTAGTTTTTCATATGGAAATAACCATTCATGGCATCAAACCAATTGTGAAATAGCTTAGTTAGTTTTATTTGATAGAAACCACCTTCGGGTGGTTTTCCTTTATGTGACATTTAGTAACCAGTTTGTTAAAGTTAGTACACTTTATAACAAATGGTTAAAATTCATGAAACAAGTCATTTTAAGTCTATTATTAGTTCTAAGCTCATTAAATTTTGCGGAAGCAGGTAGAGGCAGACAACCGTGCTCTGGTAAGAAAGGTGGGGTAAGTCATTGCGATGGTAGTAAGTTTGTTTGTAATGATGGTTCCATCAGTGCTTCTAAAAAGATCTGCTCTAGATAGGTGATGTGATGGGATTAAATTTTAGAAAAAGTATAAAAATTGCTCCGGGAGTCCGGGTAAATATAAGTAAAAAAGGAGTCTCAAGTGTTTCTGTTGGTGGAAAAGGGGCACGAGTAAATGTTAGTAAGAAGGGAACTCGAACAACAGTAGGTTTACCGGGTACTGGTTTATCTTATTCCAAGTTCTCTAGTCATACTAAGAAAACAACACCTAGAAGAGAACCTGATTTTAATAATCGAGATAATGTATGGGGTTACCCTAAATCTGAATGGATAATCAGTGGAGTTATTTTATTTATAGCTTTAATAATTTTTATTTGGATTATTAGCTGATTTTTTAAATTTTGATATTTGATAGGTTTATATATGAAAAAGATTATTTTATTAAGTTTGGTTTTTGGTTTGGTAGGGTGTAATAAAAAGGAGAATACCAACTCCATCATTAGTAATGAGGTTAGTACAACCGCTTCTAACGTAGTTGCTACACCAACTGATAAAGAAAATACTTTGAATAATTGGGTTTATGACGAATCAAATGATGAGATGCGCGGCATCAAATCAAAATTTGCCAGTATCACATCAATTAATGATGTTCATTTTTCTTCACCTTATGAAGGTGGCTCCAAGCTTCTTATTACTTTGCGTGAAAAAACAGGACAACCTCTAGATGTGTTATTTGTAATAAGTAAGGGACAGTATGCCTGCGACACTATTTCACGCAATTGCTATGCTTCATTTAAGTTTGACGATAATACGGTAGAAACTGTAGAGCTAGATAGTACTGCCGATCATGCGAGTGACGTTTTATTCGTGAGAAATGACGATGATGCCAACTTATTCATTAAAAGGCTTTTAAATTCCAAGAAACTTATCATAGAGCTTCCATTTTATCAAAATGGGAGTAAGCAGTTTAAGTTTGATGTATCGAATTTAAAATGGAACCCTCCTACTGTTAAACAGACAAAATTTCAAGCAGATTGGGGTATAGAGGAGATTTCGGGATCTGCTGAAGAGGCAGCAGCTGCAGTGGTGGCGGCAGCGACAGATATAACTGAACCAGTTAAATAAGTAACTTAAAGATGCTAATAGTACCCAAAGGTGCTTTTTTCTAACTAATACATCAGATTATTAATTTTGAACGGCCCACTCCTTGAGTGGGTTTTTTATTGCCTAGAGGAAAGTAAAGATGGCACAAGAATCCCGTTTGGTCATTGTTATTGATTCGCAAAATGCTGAACGTAATGCGCGTAATCTAGGCAATAAATTAGATAGTATTGAGCGTAAAGGCGACTTTGCCACTAAATCAATGGATGCGTTATCTGTTGCTACACGTCAACTTGCAGGTTATATGGCTGGATTGGTTACTGTAAGTGCTGCCATTTCTAAGATGGACACTTATACAGGACTCCAAAACCGCCTCAAGTTAGTAACGAGCAGCCAAGTTGAGCTAAACAAGGCAACTGAAGATACATTCCGAATTGCTCAAAAGACATATTCAGCTTGGGATTCTGTATTACAGGTATATCAACGCTTTAGTGACAATGCTAAAACACTGAATTTAACTATGGATGACACTGCTCAACTAACTGAAACAGTATCAAAAGCAGTTGCGATCAGTGGTGCAAGTGCAGAAGCAGCTGATGCAGCTTTAGTTCAATTCGGGCAGGCTTTGGCAAGCGGTACATTACGTGGTGAAGAACTCAACTCAGTTATGGAACAAACACCAGCTCTAGCAAAGGCTATTGCTAAAGGTATGGGGATCACCGTAGGAGAGTTGCGTTCAGTTGCGGCTGAAGGAAAAATTACTTCACAAGAAATTGTAAAAGCGCTTAGAAATGTAGAATCTGATGTTGATGCTCTTTTTGCTAAAACAGATATCACAATCGGGCAGTCTCTCACACTCCTAAACAACGAGATCACAAAATTTGTTGGCGAAGCAGGTAAGGGAAGTGGTGCGGCACAGGTATTAGCTGGATCAGTTCAAACTCTTGCAAGTAATTTAGATTTAATTGCTGATGGGGCTTTAGTAGTTGGTATTGGATATATCACTCGTGCAATTTTGATGAAGAGCGCTGCTATTAAAGAGGGAATGGCTTCAACTTTAGCGAGCCGCCAAGCATCTGTATTAAATGCTCAAGCAGAATATGCAGAAGCTACCGCTGCTTTGAATGCAGCAAAAGCTCATCTCGCGAATGTGCGAGCAACAAATGCAGAAACCCAAGCTAAATTTGGAGCAACTGCGGCAGCAACTCGATACGCACAAGCACAGGCAGCAGTAACTGCTGCTACAAATGCACAAACTGCTGCGCAAACACGCCTCTCAGCAGCTTCTTCTTTAGTTGGTAGTATTGGTAGCCGAGCATTAGGACTTATCGGAGGTCCAATTGGAGCAATTACCTTAGGTGTATCCGCTCTGGCTGCAACTTACACTTATTTTAAAGGTAAGGCAGAAGAAGCGAATAGAACTCTCGCTGAACAAGCCGAAGTGGCTAACCGTACTGCTGAAGAATTAAAAGGCTTAAAAGGTGAGGCAAAAACCAAAGCTATTAATGACTTAACAACGGCTTTTAAAGCTCAAAATGAGGAGTTGAAAAAAACAGAAATGGCTGTTGGTTCAGCTTTAATTGATATTCAAAACTACGGTAAAGGTAATGTTGAACTTACAAGGATTTCTAATGAAGCTCGATTGGGCACGATTAGCTACAAGGAGGCTATGGAGCAACTTGCTAAGCAGAAGTTACCCCCAAGCTTAAGAGATGCATTGAAGGAGCAAATCGACAAATATAATGAAGCTTATGAAAAGGCTGATAAGACCAAAACAGCCATTAAATTGCTTGGTATTGAAGTTACTTTAACGGGTAACAAAGCACAAAATGCAGCAATTGAGCAGCAGAAACATGCTGATGCCATCAAGAATACAAAACAGGCTGCAGATGAGGCTCAAAAGTCCTTACAGAAAATGTATGCAGATAAATTGTGGGATACGCAATTTGTCGAGATAGTAATGAAAAAGGGTTTTTCTGAGTCTCAGGCTAATGATTTACTGAAGCTTTATAAAGATTCATTAGCTAAGGGTCTTAAGGCAGCAGACCGAGAGGCTATGAAAGCATTAACGGATACTTGGAAAGCAGAAGAATCAATCAAAGCCATCACGGATGCTAGAACTGATTCAATACGTGAGCAAAACAAGGAGCTTAAAAATCAGCAAAAAGTACTAAATGTAAATGCGAAAGTCCTAGCAAATGCTTCAAAATTCGGCTTTGCAGATCTGGAGTCTAAATACAAACTTCCATCAGGAACATTATCCGCGATTCATATGATCGAATCTCGAGGTAATGCAAAAGCCTATAACAAAGAAACCGGAGCCACTGGTGGATTTCAGTTTCTCGAAGGTACTGCCAAGCAATATGGCGTAAAAGACCGCACTGATTTAGCACAATCTGCTGAAGGTGCCGCTAAGTACATGTCTTATCTTTTGAAGCTTTTTAAAGGTGATTTAGAAAAGGCTGTACGTGCATATCATGCAGGTGAAGGCAATGTAATGAAGGGTAAAGGTATTGGTAAAAATAATAATCAATACTGGAAAGACTATCAAAGTTACATGGCTGGTATTAATGGCTATTCTGCTGGTGATATCTCATCAAAAGACTTTGATAAGCTTATTCAAGATACCACTAAAATGGCCGAGGAGCAGGCAAAACTTCGTCTTCAATTAGAGAATGAGGTTGCTAATCAAGTAACAAAGATTAGGTATGATCTGGCCAAAAAACTTGAGGATGTTGATAAAGCTAACTTTAGCCCAGAACGCAAGGCCGAAACTAAAGCAGAACTTCAAGCACGTGCAGATAATGATATTGCTATTGCTGAGCAAGCTACAAAGACTAAGCTTGATTCATTCCGAGACTACACAAAGACGGAAGAGCAAATATTAAAAGATAGCTATGCCAAGCGTCAGTTTGAGGCCGAGCATGACCTAGATTTAACTAAAGATCAGCGTAAAGAGGCTGTTGATCTATTAGCTCAACAATTAAAGCAAGAACTTGGGTTAATGCAATTAGCTCAGGAACAGCGTTTATTTCAGGCACGCTTATCATTGCTTTCCGAAACTCAAGCCATGCAGGAACGTTACAGACTAGAACGGGAGGAAATTCTTAAGAATACCAAGCTTTCTATAGAAGAGCGGCAAAAGCTAATCGCATTGTCTAAAGCCAGTCAGGATAAAGAGACTCGTGATAAGGTGAATAATGCTGTTCAAAATTGGGGTAATATCCAAGCCGATATGAATGGTACCGGAGAATTTTTCAGACAGGATCAGGAACGATTTAGCCGTTTAAATGCTGCAAATGATTTAGCAGATAGTCAATTTGCTGCTACTGATCTTGATGAAAAAAATGGTTTAGATACTCTAAATGCACAAATGGAAGCAGGACTCATTAAGCAACAGGACTTCGAAAACCAGAAAACAGCAATCATTCAAGCTGCTCAGGACCAACGCAATCAGATTGCTGCCGAATATGCTCAGAATGCTCAGGATATTGAAGATAAATATCAGCAAGATCGTTTGAACACCCAAATTGCATTTGGTGGCCAAATGATGGGTTCACTTACATCGATGTTTGGTTCAATGTTTGGAGAGCAATCTAAAGCATATAAGATCATGTTCGCCGCTGATAAAGCTTATGCCATTGCAGCTGCTGGTATTGCGATTCAGCAAAGCATTGCTCAGGCAGCAAAGGTAGGTTTTCCAACAAACATTCCTTTGATTGCTAGTGCTATTGCTCAAGGTGCAAGCATCATTGCAAACATCCGGGCAATCAAAGATCAAGGTTTTGCTGAAGGTGGTTATACAGGTCGGGGTGGGAAATATGAAGTTGCGGGTGCTGTGCACAAAGGCGAAATTGTATGGTCCCAAGAAGACATTAAACGCTGGGGTGGAGTTGGTTTAGTTGAGAAAATGCGTAAGAGTGCAAATCCTGAAGCTTTTCTCAATAACAATGCCTCGGGTGATAGTGTCATGCGCCGTGCAATGATGAGCTCTAATGCCTTTATAGAAAGCCAAAAGCAATCGGACATCTTTAATCAACCGGTTCAAGATACTCAGATTATCTATAAGGGTAATAGAGACACACCTAAGTTAGCATCTTCGGCAAGTTCTGACCTATTCCATGATGGCAAGGTCTACTTTTCATACAATGGTTTAGTTCAGGATCGCTCAAATCTGGATGATGTTCAGGACTTCACGAGAGGTCAAGCTGCTCGACCTCAAGCTGAGATTATGCCTTCAATTGAACCTTCTACACCTACTATCAATTTCAAAATTGAAGTGATTAATCAGGTGAGTGGAGCAACAGTTGAAGCCGAACAACTGGACGAGCAAACAGTCCGGATCATTGTTAAAGATGAACTGGATAAGCAGCTTCCAAGAACGGTACCTAAGCTTGTAAGTGATCAAATCGCAAATCCAAACTCAACCATTAGTCGGTCTTTGACTGAGAATACGACAGCGAGAAGAAATCGTACTTAATAATTTGAACCCTTTTCGGAGGGTTCATTTTCATAATATTTAAATTTCAAGGTGATAGAGTTTGTTGGCATTAAAATTGATGGTTAAGACATGAAAAAAATAATTGTAATTTCTATAACACTTTTAGGCCTTACGGGATGTGCCATTCCTGCGGTAAATAATCTCGTAAGATCCACAAATATGTATCAAGATGAAATAGCAGGTGATACAGCGAATTTAAGGGTTTATAGAAGTAATGTACCTATGGTGCAGTTCTATATTAGTTATCAAAATAATAAGGGTGAAAAAATTTCAAAAAACCTAATAACTAAGCAGATTTCAAATAATTTATCAAAGTATGGCTCTATGCATGAGCCAAAAAAATTAAATATGCCTAAACCCACAATCAGTTTAAATAATGGTGAAGAGTTTTTTGAGTTTAAAGTACCCGCAAATAAGAAGTTAACTTTCAGGCTTACTTCAGTTATTGGGTCAACTACTATGTATAGTTGTGATGTAAAAATGGACTATCAGTTGGAAAGAAATGGAAATTATGAATTGATCCGTTTTAAACAGATCAAAGATTTTGTGAATCCAGTTTTACTGACTGAACCATCTCAAGATGGAGCTTACTGCAAGTTTGTAGTGAAAGAGATTTTTGAAGATGGTAAAGAAACTATTATTAAATCGATTTCTTAATGTTAAATCGTTTATGTAATTAATTTAAATATCTAAACCTTATTTCATCAAACCACCCTTCGAGGTGGTTTTTTATTACCTGAAGGAAAGTTATGTACAAGTTAAAGCTAAATCCTCAGACCAGCGGCTATGGCGTAACACCGGGTGATGATGTGAAACGTCAGCAAATGGATGGTGGGCGTGGTCGCTATTACATCGATGTGAAGCGTAATAGCCATATTGTTGATGTGAACTGGAATTTAAGTAAAACCGATTTCAATAAAATGAGAGCCTGTAAATTATTTTGTGTAAGTTCCATTTTTTATAAATGATCTTTTAATCGATCATCGAACTGAATCGTAAACCAATTCATTGCTAAACGCCAATTTTGAATTGGCATCGTCCATTTCTTCGCAGCATTTGATGTTGCTAAGTAAATGACCTTCTTTACTGAGTCATCAGATGAAAAGATTTTCCTTTTCTTCGTTGAATGGCGTATTACGCTATTCAACGACTCAATCGCATTTGTTGTATAAATTGCATGACGTATTTCGGCTGGATAGCTAAAGATCGTTCGGATATTTTCCCAATTGGCCCGCCAGGATTCTCCA